ATGTTCAACAAGGGCTGGCTTCACCACTACCCCAAGTACTCTGAGTTCATCACGATGCGGAAACTGGAGCAGAAGATTGAGCAGGGGTTCGCTAACCAGACCCACGGAGATGTCATTGAGCGTCTGACTTCCTGCTCTCTGCTGGTCATTGACGATTTAGGTAAAGAACGCTTGACCCAGCGTATGGAGACTGATTTGTTTTCAATCATTGATGAGCGTACATCCAATAAACGCCCTACAATCATAACAACTAACTATAACGGAAGCGGACTTTCTGATAGATTCAATAACGGAGAAACTGGCACAGCCATTATCCGAAGACTGAAAGACTATTTTAAAATCTACGGAGCCTCCGTTACCCAATAAATTCCCACTATGGAAAACCCAACCACCAACAATGCGACTTCCGAACTCATCGGGGTCAACAACGCAACCAAGTATGTCGTACTTCCCGATGGTCGTATGGCTCGTCTGCTGAAGCCTGTGAAGGTTAAGCACTACCTGTACTACTCGTTCATCAACGACCAAGGCAAGGCTGTCCGTATCAATGCGAACAACGCTCGCTCCGTCAATGAAATCGTGGTCAGCAAGAAGTAACCAACTCTGGACACGCATCGATATGCAAGACGATACTCTTCCTAAGCCTAATCTGGCTGAACTGTACATCGCTATTGGAAATGTACACGCTGAGACGAAGGACATAGTTGCTGATGACTTCAATCCGCATTTTAAGAATAAATTTGCGAGCCTATCGGCTCATTTGTCTTATCTTAAGCCCCTGTTCCACAAGCACGGTCTTACGGTGATTCAACTGCCTACCTCTGAGTACCACGACAATGGTATTGGTATCAAGACCATCATCGCCCACAAGAACGGCACGAGCATCGAATCCTCCTGCGTTGTTCCTGTTGGTGAACAGGCTACTGGTCAACAGGCTGGTGCGATTCTAACTTATCTTAGACGCTATTGCTTGGCTTCTATCGGAGGTCTGGCTACGGCTGATGATGATGCAGAAGTAGACCGTGTGGTTAAGACTGCCTCTGCTCCTGCAAAGAAGTCTGCTCCTATTGCTACCTTTGTTGCCCCTCATACTGGTAGCGTTGGTATTGATTTTGAACTGACTGTTCCGTTCGGTAACAACAAGGGTACTGCCCTGTCCGCTCTGGCTGACAAGGATTTGGACTACTGGGCTAACAAGTGGGAGCCTAAGCCGTGGGAGAAGACTGGCAAGGTCGGTGCTAAAGACCAGTCCCTCAAGAAGTCTGCACAGGCTCTCTGGGCTTTGAAGCAGAACGGTGGAGACTCCGAACCCGAATCTACTGACGAGGTTCCGTTCTAACCCATCTGTCCCTGTAGTTCAATGGATAGAACATTCGCCTTCTAAGCGAATTATCTAGGTTCGATTCCTAGCAGGGACATTTTTCACCAATGAAATACGCACTACTTCTCCTGTGTCTCAATGCACAGGCGATGGAAATCACGGATGGCTTTTTGGATAAATTAGCCATCATCGAATCTGACAACAGATGTACCTCTATTTCAGATAAGGGAAAATCTCTTGGAGCCTATCAACTGCATCGCTCCGCTTGGGAAGACGCTTGTAAGCGTAACCTTGCCAACTGGGAGTACAACAAGTCCAACGCATTCAATTACCCAATTGCACGACAGGTAGCCCAATGGCATTGCGAATGGATTGTGCAGACTCTACAGAAGAACAACATCAAGCCTACTCCTATGCGTGTCTATATGTGCTACTGTATGGGCGTTACTGGAGCCTTGAAGCGTAAAGTTAATACTGACCTTGATTACCCTGCACTCAATCGTGCCAGAGGCATCCTGTGAAAAAGAAAACTTGGAAGCGACCTGCACACGGTGGTGGTCATCTTGAAGCAAAGAAGCAGACTACAGCAGAAGTCACTAAGACCAAAGAATACTTTGTGTATGCTAAGGCTCTATGGACTAAACTGTTTGCCAAGCCTCTCAACAAGTATGAATCACAATAACCAAAATGGTCTCAAAGCCTCTGCCCTCCTCCTTGGTCTTAGCGTTGAAGAACTTATCCAAATCCTCCACAATGCCAACTCCGTCAAAGAAATCCGTACAGCCAGCGGACAACCGTTTATCCTTCCTGCTGTCTGGTGCGAAGAGAAGCAAAGCCAAGTTCATCTACTTGACAATCAAGGACGCAGAGAACCTTCTTCTATTCCTACGCTCAAAGAAAATGGAGATGCCAACCACAAATGAGTAAGTACATCAAGTTTGTAGCATTTGGTGACAACCACGGAGATATGGTGGACGAGGATGCCTCATCTGCCCTGTTCAAATTCATTAAGTCCTATGCTCCAGAAGAGCGTATCCACCTAGGAGATTGTTTTGATTTTCGCAGTATTAGGTCTGGTCGCAGTATGAAAGAGGAAGGTGAGTCCCTTGAGGATGACCTTCAATGGGGAAAGCATTTCATCCAGCACACCAATCCTACTGTATTTCATTATGGAAACCACGAAGACCGACTCGACCAAATCATTCACTCATCGCACAACGCAATGGCTAAAGACTATTGTGAAGAAATGGATGCCTCTATTCGAACTACCCTTAAAGTGGGTGGGTGTAAAAAAATCTACCCCTATCACGCTGAGGAGGGTGTACACACCTTGGGAAAAGTACGAACAGTACACGGATACACTTGCGGAATCAAAGCGGTGGAAGAACACGCAATACATTACGGACTGGAAACAGGGGCAGTCCTTATGGGACACATCCACAGCATCCAGCAAACCAATGCCAGAAGATATCGAGGTGCAGTTGGTTTTTCTGGTGGGTGTCTCTGCAAGAAGCGTGAAATGCGTTATGCGAAGAACCGACTGGCTACTTCTAAGTGGGGTACTGGATGGCTCTATGGATTCATACAAGGTAACGACTGGAAAGTCTGGCAAGCCCACCGAGTTGGAAAAGAGTTTATCTTCAGCCACGAAAGAAAATGAAAATAACAACCAGCCAGTTTCTGAACGAGGTCAATTCCAGAGGTCAGTACAGGAAGGTGACGGCAGAACAGAGACCGAAAGGGTACTTGTCTTCCATCGAGTTAGCGGAGAAATATTCCATACCTCTAAGAAACTTGCAGATGCGATTAGTAAAGTTTCTAAGAGACGGAAGCGTAAAATTCGTTCAAGCAAGAGTAAGGACTAGTCCTATCTCCATCCGTAAGATTTACCTCTACAAATTCAAAAATGGCAAAACCGAGAAGGCTTTCAAAAGCGGAATTAAAGGATAACGACAGGGACTACCCTGTAGGCATCTTCCTTGAACCTAGGGAATGGCTAGACCAAGCCATCCTAGGGCTGGATGCCCTTACAGGAGGCATCCTGTATGACTATGAGACCATTGTTGAGTGCTTCATCGTCAAAGACGGTCTGAGCCGAAGCCAAGCCTGTATGATTGTGGACTACAACATTGACAAGGGTATGGGTATGCTACCAGAGCCAAAGCCTGTCATCCACCGAGCAGAGGCTGTTGAAGAAGATGAGTACGAATAGGCACTAGCCACCTTTCGTGCGAAGGTGGTAGCACCGTTTCTCTGTAAGTCCCAAATGGAACGCAACGCCAACAACAGCAAACAAACCATCGCACGAACTTATTTGAGCAAGCCAAGTTTGCTCCAATAGGTTGGTCTGTCAAGATAGGAACCACCAGACCGCTCCGATGCCACAAGAGGACAGAGCGACAATCGTAAGACCAGAAATCTTCCACGAACTAAATGCAGTTACCAGAATTCCGAATATCAATAACCCTAAACAAGCCGAACTCGCTTGGTACACTACTCTGGTCTTGGTTTCTTCTTTCGCTTTTAGTTCTGCTTGCAGTTTTAACGCATTGGCTTCGGATAATTTCTTGTTTTGTGCCTCTACTTTTGCCCACAGTTCCGTTGTTTCTGCATCGACTTTAATGGCTTCAGCACGGTCTTTGACCACAGCCTTCTCGTCTTTCTCTTTGATGATACGCTGAAACTCAGCAACCTTAGCAACTGACGGCTTGCTTAAGCCACTCAGTCTTTGGATTTGCCCTTCAATAATTTCTCTAGGGATTCCAGCAGGGAGGGCAGGAGCGACAGCAACGAGAGCAGAAGCAGACTCAGAGACGATTTCTTCGACCTTCGTGATGTACGAGTCTTTTTCATTGTTGTTAGAAATTATGACAGGTGGGGTAGGTGCTACGGTTGAACACCCTGTTAAACTAAAGGTTACAAAGAGGCATAGGAACACCCCCATTTGTAAACTTTTGAGCCATTTAGTTTCCATAACTATCTAGGTGATAGCAATGTGCTTTGCAGGTTAGGAACCCAGTTAGGAACTCGTTGACCGTTGTCTGAGTAGTATCCTCTCTGCACAGGCTCCATTGGCTCTCTCCATTCGGGGTGTAAATATTCATCAGAAATTCCAAAAGTGCCGACTGCTAGTGCGTTTTCCATACCAGCCTGTACTCTCATTCCAAAGTCTTCGACTGGATGCGGATACCCCCTATTGTTAGTAGCCCAGTCAGAGAATATTCTATCTCTTCTTTCAACAGCAGATGAAGGAGCAGTTGCAATACCTGCTACGGCTCCGACCTTTCCTAAAAACTTAATAGCACTTGCTCCCATTTCAGCGTTAACCATTGCTCTTGTTGCTGGATTCCTTGCGTAGTTCGTAGCAAAATTTCTAGCGTGGTCTGGATTGCTTAATCCTTTTTGCATCATTGCAAGGAACTCATCTTTTTCCATAACACCCTTAGCAACATTAGCAAACGATTGAGCGTGGCGTTGAAGTGGCTTTGTAAGCAAATTCATATCCGCAAAACCTTTTCTGCCATAAGCACGACTGCCTTTTGTTGATTCATCAATTACATTTGAAAGGGAAAACACGCTGTCTGGCTGTGCAAATTTTTCTATCCTAATTTTACCTGTTTGAGTAGCCAAGTCTGGAGCCATTCTTGCTTTAGATTCAGACAAATCCATATATGTGAGATATGGGTCTTGTAGTTCTGTTGGAATTGGTCTGTTGCCAAGCACAGGATTGTTATTTCCTTGGTTAACAAGTCTAAGACCGTTTTTGGTATATTGCCACACGGCAAAAGGTCTGTCTTTGACATCAAGATATGCAGAAGGAACTTCCCAGCCTTCACTCCAATTTGCATTACTTGGTTGAATTCGTGTATTTGGCAATCTTTCGTGATACATCGCACCAGAGCCACTTCTTCTAAGGTCTAGGTGTCTTAAGGGATTACCCATATCGTTTAAATCGTAATCAAATCTACCCATACCATATAGAGCATTTAATTCTTCTGGCGTTGCTGTTCCGTTTTTAATTCTTTCAAACAAAGCAGAATCAGACGGTCTTAAGTCAGTAGAGTTCTCCATTGATTTAAGCCATCTTGGAAGAGCAAAACTTGTAGCGTCTCTTCCATTAAAAGTTCTATACTGTCTGGGAGTTAAATTAAAAGTGTTTGGGCTTGGCTGTAGGTCATCAGTAAGACGAGATAACTCATCCCTTCTTTGAATAAGCATATTTGCAAATTCATTTAACTGTCTTTCACCGCCTCTTGCACCAAGCCATTCTGTTTCTGGCGTAAAATCTAAATTAGTAACCCCTAGGTTAGCACCAATAGACTTACTTAAAGAATCAAGATGAACTTCATCATCATACACTTGCTCAAGACCTTCAGTTCCGTGCAGATATTTATTAAGTGTTCTTTCGTGAGGTTTAATTCCTTCAAGAATTGTTTGGTATCTTTTCATTAAACCCTCAATGTGTTTAGGGCTTGTGCTTTTAGTTTCTGTTAATTCATCTACAAATTTAGCAAGTTTTTTCAATTCCATTCGTGTATCAACAACAGCATCTTTTGCTCCACGAGTAAGACCTCTTTCTTGTTCAATGTAATCTTCAAAATTTGAACGAACAACCTGTGAATCATCTACGGTTCTTGTGCCTGTTCTTGAAGTCCAGTCCGCACCAACAGTACCAATTAAATATGGGTTACTTGCAGACTTTGCAGTTCCTGTTCCAGCACTAACTCCTCCAGCGTATTGCCACAATGGCATACCTTGAGAAAAAAATGGAGGTTGCTGACCTAATACGGCTTCGTCTGCAAACCCTGCTATTTCTGGACCTCTAATAAGTCCGCTTGAATCAAAATCCTTAATGGCATCAAGCCCTACCCATCTATAAAGAACCCTAGGGTCAATATTAAGTCTTTTATCAATTTGAATCCCTCCTTCTAATTGAGGAGTGTATAAATTGTTTACTCTTGCGGTAAATTTTCTCCGCAACAAATCTATGTCGAGTTTGTTTTCGTCCCCCTTGTTATAATCTGGAAGAAATGTTCCTTCTGGAGTATATTTAGCCATAGTTATTTCGCTTTTTGTATAAATTTTCTCCGCACATACTCAAACAGTTCTGGTGCAATAGAACCAGAAATAGAGCACAATACAGACTTGTACATCGGGTCAATGGAGACCCCATATAGGGCAAAGTAACTGATTACCCCCACAATGCCACCTGCAATGACTTTTCTTGTCCAGATGGCTACCTTGTACTCCTCGTTGGTCAAAATGAGCCTAGCAAGCATCCCAAGCCCTCCAAGGACAGCCATAATCCAGCCACCCTTCTTGAAGTCCTCAAAGACAGCCTCCATTGATTGATTATCGGACATATTTCAGTCCTTTCTCGGCAAACTCTTTTGCGAAAATTTCATCCACAGCCTCTTGCTCGTGGTGGAATTGACCAATGAACAATGAGGACTGATTGAACAACTTGAACTGTTGGGTTCCGTTAACCTTTGTTCGGATAATCTGGTAGTTAAGTTTGTTACGGATGACTTCCCATTGCTGGAAGTTCTGACCTTCAACCTGCACATTAGAGATGGCTTCAAAGGAAGTAATGTCTGCAAGTTTCTGCTCGTGAACTGTTGGTGTTTCTAGTGCAGGGTTGCTGGCAGTCGGAGCCGTGTGCTCTGTGTTGGCAGGGGCAGGGCTGGTCTGAGTTCTATCCTTAGATGTCCAAGTCTTATGACCATCTGCCGTGTATGATAGGTTAAAGTACTTCTTAAGAGTTCCTTCAACACTAGGAGCAATGATTCTTGTCCTCTGAACAACTTGACCGTTTGCATTGACGGCAAAGTAATGAAGTTCACCAAAGTCCTGCAACGGTGCTAGAATTTTCTTCATAGTACTGGAGTGTTCTGGCTTACCACCGTGTGCTTCATACGCTCTAACGACAGCACTAGAAAACGCTGGGACTTCAGCAAGAGACCCAAGGATATGCCCAGCCTTTGTAGAACTGAACGGAATCAATGTGTTGAATACCTTTGTCGGGGAATAGTTATCATTACCACCCTTAACAAGGCTCTGTAGTGTACGAAGTCTGACAATATCGTCTTCAATAAACCTAGCCATCACCTGTGCCTGTGTGGTGTCGCTGAATGTACCAAGTTGAGAGGTGGGAATCTCGTAAATCTTTACGCCATCAGCACCAAGGAATGTCTCGCCGATGTAGTAGAGTTGATATCTGAAATCCTTTCCGTAAGGCTCTCTCTTAATGATGTATCTTCCATCATTGGAAGTACGCATAGAGTCAGCACGAGTAGTTACATCTCCATCTTTCCACACAAGATTAGAGAAGTGAACGCCATCATCCTTAAGGGAAAGCAAATGGTCCAAAGCCCAAGGTCTTTTTGCAATAAAATTAGTTACCTCACCCTTGTACATAGCAATTGAAGACTCAACAGCACCAACCTTCTTGAGGAGCGACTCAACACGCTCGTGTTCAAGTCTAATACTGTCAGCATCATTGCCTGTGTACTGGATGTCCTTCTGCTGGTCGGGGAACCATTGCGGGTTGCCTCTGCGTTCAGCCTCAAGGAGACCTTGATGTCTAAGGACACCAGCATCGTTTTCTAGGGCAAGTTTCTGCACAACAGTAGCGTCAAGGTTAACTCTTTCTTGAATCGGAAGAGCCTCGTACAGCGTCTTGGAGTACGGCTTAGTATCAAACATACTAGAAATCTTTCTTCTGTCCATAGACTCCTGTAACTGAGCAAGGAATCCATCCATCTCAATGATGCTCTGGATAGAAAGTTTTTCCGTAAGGAATGGCTTTGTAGAATTCTTATTCTTGGGGTCTTGCTTCTCGTAGGTTGCAGTATTCTCAGTTAGGTAAATGAATCCACCAACATCCTTTGCATCCTGTAGCCAGTAGTAAGCCTGTTCAATGTACTCCTTCTTAAAGGTCATCTGGTCTACCTGCTCTGGAGTCATATCCTTTGTGCGGTCAAGGAACTCAGCATCACTAAGACCTTCAAGTCTCTTAAAGGCATTGATTCTATCCTGTCTTCTTCCAATCACTAGGTCTAGACCGTCCTCAACGAACCTAGTAACAAGTGCCTTTGCGTTAGAAGGAACATCAAGGTTATCAAGAATGCCAGATTTGATTCTCTTAATCTCTCTCCAATGGCTATCGATAATAGTATCAGCCTTGTTCTTCGGAATGACATACACATCTGGAGGAACAAGCGTTCTGATAAGCATAGCATCTTCAGCAGAGATAGCCATATCTGGGTTAGCGATATGGTACTCAGCCTTCTTCTGTGCAAAGAACATATAGTCAGCCAGCGTGTATATCTTTCTTCCTCCCTGTACTTCCTTGTTGTACAGGACATAGGCTGGGTCGTTTGAACTACCAAAACTAATCGTCTTCTCTCCTCTAGCAGTAGTTCCAATCTGCCACTCGCTACCACTCCAATCAAGCGGGTGCATAGAACCATACAGGTCGTAGGAAATCTTCGGGAATGCCAGATAGATTTGATGCGTTCTAGGGTTGTTCGGGCTTACGATAAGACTGGAAGAACTGTATCCAAGTTGCTTGGCTCTAGCGTCAAAGGTAGCGAGATGCTTTGCATAGTCTGTAGCGTGAGACTCAGCCAACTGCTTTCTTTCATTAAGGGTTCTCTCTCTTTGCAGAAGATATGCATCAATGTTCTGCCTCTTCTTGTTGACCATATCAATAACCATTTGGTATGCGGGGTTATTGAACTTAGCAATTTGGACAGGAGAGATGTCTGTCTCTACGCTTCCCTTCGGATACTTCCATTCACCTGCTTCAACTCCTGTATCCTTGATAGCCTTTCTAAGCGGGATAGCCTTAGCCTCTTCAGCGTGGATTTCCTTTTGAATCTGAGCCATCTCTTGCTTGGCAGTTTTAATCTCTTCGTATTGAGCACGAGTAGGTCTCTTTGCATTCTGTGCAAGGGCAGTCGCTCTTTCAATAGCCGCTCTGCTTCCAGCGGGACCACCTTCTGGAACAGGAACTGATGGAGGATTGAGTTTTTGAATTAAAAGATTTCTGGCATCAAACTCTGCACGAAGACTAGTAATGTTTTCTTCAATTCTCCTTAGCGGTTCACTCATTCTAGCAACTGCATCCTGCTTTTCCTTTACAGCGGTGATGTCAATTGTCTGCTGAATGCGAATCTCAAGCGGTTTGATTTCAGAATTGAGTTTATAAATTCTCTCTTCGTATGCAGTTTGTTTAGCCTTAAGGTTAGGAATCTCTCCATCCTTATCTCCAGTAATCGACAACTGATGCTGTTGGAATTCCAACTCATCAACGATTCTGTAAAGTTTGTAAGCCTGTGTTTGAAGTGACTCAATCCTGTCAATGGAATCTAGAATTTCTCTTCCATCTTTTCCGACAACACTTCTGAAATGTTCTTCCTTAACGGCTTCAACGAACTTGTTGTCAGCCTTAAGTCTGTCATCTTGTCTGTCTTCTTTCCATCTCTGCTGTAGTTCCTCTACCTTTTTTCTATTAATTGGGTCTTGAACCCAAGCACCTTCTGCGTGGTTAAGACTGCTTCCTTCAAGAACTGTGTTAAGGTCATCTCCAAGGTTAAACTCTGTGCTGGGTCTAGCCTTCTGCCTACCAGCCTCCATAATGTCTTCAAACATAAGACCTCTTTCAGCGGAAACATCCCTAAGCATTGCTTCAACATTAAGATTAACATCCTGCGGTCTCTGGTGAACACGAAGTTGACTTCTGATGTGTGTAGTTTCTTCACCCTTCTTTCCAATAACTTCAACAGCAAGTTTAGGGAACTTCTCAGCGTTCATCTTAACCCATTCCTTAAACAAGGGTAGCGTGTGTGTAGCACCAAACTCACGAGCGTGTTTCTTGGCTAGATAATACTCCTGTGTAAGCGTCCACTCAGCATCCTTCATACCTTCTGGTCTAACAGGGCGAGGTTCCTTTGGTCCTTTGTCTGCCTGTTTTTCAGCCCTATCAAGGAGCAAGTTAATCCGTTCAAGTCTGCTACCAGTAATGCCTCTCCAGTTGTCTGAAGCAGTCATCATCCCTTCAAGGAATGCTGTATGCATATCCTTCACAGTAACAGCAGAAGACTTCTTTCCTACAACGCCTTCAGTATCTGGAAGGTATCTAGGTGTCATAGCCTTACCACCAGTAAGGTTCTTAATCTTACCCATATTGATTACGCTAGTCCACATCTCATCCTTTCCTCCATCAACCAATCCTTTAAGCCATCCCTGTGTGACCTTAATTCCACTAGCCTCTGCGTATTGTTGAGCAAGGAACTGAACCTTGAGTTTAACCTTTTCAAGATTCAACTTATTGTAATCCAGCAGGTTCTTCATTCCGTCATAAGCACCTTGATGCTGAATAAGAAGTTGTGACTGAGCCTGTCTTTCTTTTCTGATTCTTACAATGTAATCCATTGTAGGCTCTCCCTGCAACATAGGCATCTTGGTATCAAGCCAGTTGGCTGTGTCATACTTACCGCCTACTCCATTTTCCTTTGAGTATCTATCCTGCTGTGCCAGCCAAGTCTGCTGTTCAGACATAGACATCTTCGAGAACTCTGGGAATGCACCCAAGTCCAGAAGTTTCTGTTCTAGTGCGTAGATTCTGTTCTGTGCATTGCGTACATTTTGGTCTGCATTTTTGATGTCTGCATCAATCTGCTTTTCAACTTCCTTTACCATATCAGACGGAGACCACATTTCTTCTGGGTATGCTTCCTTGCCGTCTGCGTACCTTTCCTTACGAAGTTTTCTGTAACGCTCCATATACAGGTTTCTTACTTCACTCTGGTGCTTATCAATTTCAGCCTGTAATTTTTTAATCTTAACAAGGTTTCCTTCCTTGGGGTCTAGAACTTTATCAATTCTACCCGCTTCTTTTTCTTTGAAAGCCTTAAGTTTATAATGGAATGTGCGGTACATCTCTTTCACATAAGCATCAAAAGACTTTGTGTTAAGGTTACCTTTCTTAAGGTTCTTGATAGCCGTAGCCATCTCAAGCATAGTATGAGGAGTATCAATAACAGTAACACTTCCATCCTGTCCCATCTCAAGGATGACACCTCTATCAGTAAAGAGTTTACCCTTTAGGTCTGTAATCTGCTCTCTGAGCGTTGCGAGTTCATCGGCAGAACCCTTACGCTTAACAATAGAAGTCTTGTTCTTACCAGACGGAACAGTTCTTTCAACAACTCCATTGGCAAAGTCACGCTCAAGTTGGTCAATTCTTTGCTGAGTATCAATGTCACCTCGTCCTCTTTTCCTATCTGTTTCTCCATCTCTCTTAGGAAGAGCCTCATCAATAAGATAGTTTTCGTACTTCCTTACAGCAACATAATGGTTGCCCTGTTTGTACAATGCAAAATTAGAAAAGTCCTGTCCACCAAGCATACCGACATTAGCCTGTTTGTCATCTGCAAGCCATTTTGTAATGACATATTCCTTAATAGGTCCGTGTACTTGACCAAAGTTCATAGACAGAGCGGTTGCTGGCTGTCTCTTTACAATAGAGTGTGTGGCTTCAGAGAGAAACTCTCTGATAATCCTTTGTCTTTCTGAATTAGAAGCAGTACTAGACCCTTCTTTCTTCATTGGCTTGGTAAGGATAGCCTCACCAGTACGCATATCACGAAGGATAAGGGCAGAGTCATCAGCCCAAACGCCTTCTTCGATGACCTTAAAGTGAGTGCCTTCAAAGTCCCAGATGTTGTGAGCATCAATAGTTATCAGCGTGTCACCAGAACCAGCAAATAGTTTCTGGGTCTGCTTGTAGACCTTTCCTTCTTTCGTCTTTTCAAGACTATCTTGACGCTTTGTCCAGTTGATACCCTCAAAGCCACTCTCTTCAAGTTCAATGAGAGCCTTAACTAGGTTTTCTCTGATAACCTTTTTCTTGTCTATGACAATTTTCTTTCCGTCAACAGACTCTCTTTCTGCGTATTCATAATACAGTCTCACGCTCTCAGCAATAGCCTCATAAGAACCAAGTTTGATTAAACCTTTTCTGGACTGGTCATACAGAACGGCTCTAACCATTTCTGCAATCTCCCTGTGGTTAACAACCTTATTGTCCAAGGGAATATCAAGAGCGGTAAGGGTATCAAGCACACGCTCGTGGAACTCAGAGGTAAGCATTCCCTCAATCTTTTCAGAATGCATTCTGAACAAAGCACGGCTCATCTCTGCCTCTTTCTTAACATCTCTATACTTATCCCAAGACTCCATAAGGCTACCACGCTGACCCCAGCCAGCCTCAGTAAGGGTCTTAAATACAAATGCCCTAGTCTTCTCAGCAAAAGCCTCTTTCAGTTTCTTCTCGTTAACAATATCCATAAGACTGCCATCAGTTAATGGAATCTTGTTAGCCAACTGTGCATCAAGCAGGAAGAAGATATCCTTCTGTGCGTCATCAAATTTTTTGTAGAACTTCTTTGGACCACCGTGCTTACCATAAAGGTCATCAACAATGCTTTGATTTGTCTGGAGCCATTCAGCAGTAGTTCCCTTCTTGATTGCATCAAGGTATTCTGGGATAGCCTTAAAAATCTGGAAGTCTCTCTCACTCATTTCAGCAATGTGTGCAAGCATTGGGATACCGCTGTCCTCAATCTTCCTTCCAGTAAGACCACCCTTCTTCTTGATTCTTCCAAGCACAGTTCCGTTAATTTCAAGGACTTCTTTCTGGATATCCCTGCCAGCAACCCTGCCAGTAGTTACGGTTTTTGCATTTACGCTAACTCCACTAAGAGCAACATCAGCAATCTGATTAAGAACCTCTGTAGGGGCAACTGGGAACTTCTCTCTTAGAGCCTTAATGGTGTGGCTTCTAAGTTGGCTCGCAATCTTTGCTCTGTCTGCTGGACCAAACTTTTCAGCCTGTTCTTTTTTCGTCAGTTGCTTGACCTTAGCAAGTTGTTCTTGGATAAGACTATCAAGACCTTCTTCGGTAAGGCGTTCTGGGTTCTGCAAGACGGTGTTTCCATCTTCAGATACAATATGAGAAAGGAATGCTTTCTGGATATCAGCCTCAGTATAGTTTCCTTTCTGCAAAGCCCTAATCTTATCTTGAAGGACTTCGGTGATTGTCTTGGGAGGATTGTGTGTTGCAGTCCTAGGCTTCTTAGCAGGGCTAAAGGCAAAGTAATTAGCCTCTGCTCTTCTGGACACATTTTCAATGAACCTTCTGTTATCAAGCAAGGCAACGGCAGTACTATTAGTGTCTGCAATTCTGTTATGATACTGATACTCAACGGAGTTGATTCCGTTTTCATTCATAAACTTAACAGTTTCTGGAGTGAACAGCCACACATCAAGGTCGTGACCTTCGTGCATAAGCACATTTTCGTGAGTGTTAAACAGTTCGCCAACCGTTACGCCTTCGCCAGTCTCAATTGAAAGCAGTTCAGCCAGTAGGGACTCTCTGCTTTTCCCAGTCAGTTCAGCCATTCTATTGACTAGAACTCCAGCAACATCCTCAACCGTAGAAGTTGGGTGTAGGTCACTTAGGTCAATGTGCTTCTGAGTATCAATGTACCCAGTCTTCATAGACCCCTTGCTTACCAAGGAGGCAAGACCCATATCTGGAGTGTAGTGAAGCCAGCCTGTATCAGAGAAGTATTCACCGCCTCTAGAGCCAAACCTATTGCCAAGACCTTCGTCTACATAATCAAACACAGACGATTCACTCTTTCTTTTCTGTGAAGAGTATGGCTTATTAAGGGAGTATACTGCAAGGACTTCGCCATCCTTATTTCTGTATACGCTGTTCTGAAGTGCAGAAAGTTCGTGCGTTCTGAGCGGGTTGCCTTCGTGGTCTCTCTTAACCTTGGCAGGGCTATGGTTGTACTGGCTTCTGACATAAGCAGAGTTCCAATCAACACCGAATCCTTCACCATTTCTGGTGGTGATTCTTCCCATTCTTCTGATGTTCATATCAAAGATGACATCGGGAACCTCAACCTTCTTTCCTTCCATTCTGTTCTGGAGTTTCCATCTAGGATTGGAGTGCTCGCCTCTGCGAACCATCTCATTGGTAGGATGGAATCCAAGAACGGCATTAGCAATCGTTCTCATATGACCAGCATCTCTAGCACCTACAGCACCATTGGCTTGGAAGATTCTAATGCCACCTTCTTTAGACTCAGAGTTTGAGTAATGAGTAATCAAGTCCTTACAGGCTTGGTACAGGTTGGTCTTATCTCCAAAAAGTTTTCTGACAGTTCTCCAAGACATACCAGTCTCAACCCACTTAGCCCAAGCATAGTCAACACGCTTAATGAGAGCATCGTGGTCAATGGCTGTAACCTTAATCTGTGCAGTACCAACGCTCATTTCTGGTTCACCATCAACCATTCGTTTATTTCGTTCAAAGTACAGGTGCAGTTCAACAGGAATGAAGTTAGTGTGGCGTACTCTTTCTTCACCCGCTTCGTATGTGATACGGCTACCATCATTATTTTCCTTCTGCTTTGCCATATACTCAGTCTTGGCAATGTTAGATACATTCTTAGCAAACACGCCTTCTCTCGCCATCTCGATGATGGTGTTAAGTTCAGCAAATCTCTTTACGGTATTAGCAGGGAGGTGGTCGGAAAGAATCTTAAGTTCGGCAGTAGACGCTCTTCCAGTAATAGTGATTCTTGGATTACCTTCCCAGACGCTTTCCCAGAACTTCTTACGCTTGTCGGTAGACCATCTGCCAGAACCAGAAGTGTCTTCACCAGCAACTTCTTCAGCGGTGGCGATTTCATCTTCGTCAATTGTCTTTCTCTTCTTCCTAGGGGTGTCTGGCTCTACTTCATCCCAATGGTCTGCAATTGCTCTTCTGTTAGGAAGTTTATTCTGTACTGGCTTAGTTCCAGTAACTTCTTCTTCCAACTGCTTCTTTGTCTTAGGCTTCTTTGGCTTGCCTCTAGAGAACGCCATTGGACCATCTCCACCATTGTTTCCGTTAACAGTAATCTTAAGACCTCTCTGGCTCTTATCTAGTTCAAGGATGCTCCGCAGAACATTCTGCATCGAAACAGCGGTTTCCTTATCAAGGTCAGATTCAGATGTACGCTTAAGACCGCCAGTAGCGTCCTTGCTCCACAGATGTTCCAACTCGTTTACAACAGCACCCTCAATACCACCACCCTTACGAGGGTTAATAGTCCAGCCAGTATACATCTCCTTAGAGGCAGTCTTGACGAAGTGCTCCATCAACTTTTCCAGTTTAGGAATGCGGACTCTCTGACCAGTTTTCTGGTCAAGGAAGAAGTGGTCGATGTTAGTTCCGAAATTAAAGTGAGCACCAGCAGAGGTTAAGTCTGTGTGCATAATGTTCTGGTAAGAATCCTTAGCCAGTTGAACAGCGTTACGGATAAGACCTAGGTCACCACCCTTAAGGAGATAGTCGATAGGCTTGTCTTCAATGAAGCGATTCCAGTACGAAGCAAGGAACTCCTCAAAAAGGCTGTGCATCTTGCCACCAAGGTCTTTACCTTCTCTGAAATCGTTGATGACCTCGTCCCAATGCTTATCAAGTTCTTGGAAGTGACCATCATTAACAGGAGCCTTCTTTGCGGTTTCGTGTTCTAGACCGACATAGGCTTCCTTGAATTGCGTAAGAAGTTTAAGTGCCTGTTCTTTTGGCATACGATACAGAGCACCCTTATGGTCATCCGTGCCAATGAGGGCTTGCATTGCATCTTGATGGAACACTTCACGATATCTTTCAGACATCATAAGCGTGTGGAAGAGTTCTTCCTTAACGGCAGACTTAACAGCCCTATCAGCGTTGATGATGGTGACCATTTCACCGCTAAGTTTCTGTCTAAAAGCAACGCCACCCCAAGTATCAGCCTGTGCCAGTTTAAACTTTTCGTAATCAACCCACTCAGCATCAGTCATTCTGGCTTGGATTTCCTGCTCAGTAAGAATCAGTCTTCTTACATTACGCTGGAGTCTTTCAGCGGAAGCAATGTCAGACATAACTTCCAACTTAGCCTTTTCGCCACCGCCCTTACCATCGTTATAATCTCTCTCAACATTTGTAAGGAGTCGATGGAGACCCTGCTGGTTAGCCAAATCATAGTGCTGAGTAGACCACAGGAAGTTCTTAATTACTTCGTTAGGGGAATTACCACCAGCGACAGTATTATGGAAAGCACCAATCTGGTGGAAAGCACCACCAAGCACAAAGCCAGAACCAATGCCATTGTAGAAGCCTTCTTCACCGCCAAAGGTAAATCCAAACGCACCGCCATACATACCAGCGTGTAGCGTGGTATGAGCCGTAGCAGTACCCCATTCAAGGAACGGAGAGCCAGTCTTAGCCCAAGTGTTAGCCATAGCCGAAACAACCTTACTCTCAGACTCCATAGCAATACGCTCAGAGAGTCTCATACCAGCATTCTTAGGGGCTTCTCTAGCAATTCTAGCACCTGTTTCAACAGCACCAGCCAGACCTTCTCCAAGTTTAGCAACACCCCAAGTAAGGGTAGTTACAGACCAAGCAGGAATCTTAACCGCATTCATACCAACAGCAGTCATAGCACCTCTACCAAGGTCAGACTTGTCAACAACTTGACCAGAAGTTCCGATGAAGGCATCGATTTCAAATGTATCTTTAAGGTCTTTTAGAAGTGATTCTTCAACCTTAAGAATGCCAGCAGACAATCTTCCAGCACTTTCACCAACCTTTTTAGCATTACCTTCAATGCTCTTAGATGCCCAGATGCCAGCACTAGCCAACTGCTCGTTAAGACGAAGCATTCTGTTTGCACTATTCAAGCCCTTGCCGATGGCAGATTCGATTCCAAAATTAGGAGCAACCCAAGAAGGGTCTGCTACATAACTGATAGCCTGTACAACAGCAGGATTCCAAAGTTCAACTTTATGACCTCCAACCTCCATTTCTTTTGGAAGAAAATAACCGTTTCTAGTGTGCTCCTCAATGCTCTGTCTGAGGTCTAGCATATTCATCAAGTTGGAATAGTACTCTTCATCACTATTGTTCTTCTTAAACAGCATCTTGTGAATCAAACTGTCTTCATTAAACTTACCTTCCTCGTACATATGATACCAATTTGCAGTACCAGTAATAGCACCTTCAATAACAGAACCTACAACCTTTGGTACTTTAAGGTGCAAAGCATCTCCAACTAGTTCATAAGCACCAGAGCCAAGGTCACTCGCAGTAGCAGACATTGCACTTGTAATACCATTCCACATATCGACTTCTTTAGTCTTCATATGCTCACGGTAAATAAGAGCCTGTTTAAAGGTAGGTCTATGACCTTCTGCACCAAATCTAGCAATCATTCCAGCAACAGCCTCTCCGTCTAGTTCTTCAGAGGGAGCATCATCTGCCCTTGTCTCCTCCTCAAGGTCTGTCTTGGGGTCAGCAACGGCTACCTGTGATGGCAGGATGTATCCCTGTTCAGATGCAATCCTACGAAGGTCTTCTTCGGAGGAATAAGTAAAGTTTTGCGATTCCATTATTGGGGTTTATGGGTTCTTGCGGAAGCCCTTTCAGCAAGGTCTCTGGCTTTTAGTTCTTCGAATGTAGGAATACCAGCCTTATCTGCATATTTCATCATCTTAGCCATTGTCTCCTTGCTTACTGCATTAGGCTTATCTTCAAGAACCTTGCCACCCATAGAAGTCCACTTACCAAGAATCTTGTTTCCGATGATACGCTCCATAGCGTTGATGATTTCAATCTGTTCAGCGGGAGTAAATGTCTTAAGGAATGAGTTGTCGGTTACCATTGTGGTAAGTCGTGCATTGTCCTTGTCGGTTTCCTGTCCGCTTGCGATGAAGTACTTTCTGTAAGTCTGAGCCTGTAGGGACAGATTTTCGTATTTCTGATTGTATGAAACGCTAAGATTTTTCTCAACAACCCCAGCCCCATTAATCAGACTCTTCATCTCTGAACCAATTCTTCTGATATCTACAACAGCACCTAGACCTTCGCTGACAAATTGAGAATCTTCAATTGGGTTAGGAGACTTAAGGGTGTCAATAGTGCCATTGTAAACAAGCGTGAACCCATTTCCTTGCGGACCATAATGAAGTCCCTTGCCAGCGTGTCCCTGTAGCCAAGTGCTAGTACCAAGTCTGTTCTGCTCAAACTGATTCTTAGGTGCTTCAGCAGTAACCTGTGAAAGGTTATTATACGGAATCCATCTTTCGTTAGCACCCTTGCCAACTTGAACAACCTTGTTGCCTTGACCATCATATGACCACGGAATGCGATGACCAACACTCAGAAGCTTAAATTGCTCATAAGAGAATGGCATCTTCTCTCCCATTCTAACCGCCACAGCGTCATATCTAGCCTTCTCTTGGGCATCTGGGTGAATAGGAACTTCAATCTTAGTTACAGAAATGCTGTCAGTAGTGCCTGTGACATCAACCCAAGCCTTGTCAAAAACAGCACCATTGGGAACCATCCCAACGCCATAGTTCTTAGCAAGTCTTTCTTGTACTGGCTTAGTCTTTACAATGTTTTTAGCCATTGCATACGCACCATTCATATTTGAAATTGGACCACTAAATCCTTCTGGGAAGAATACCTTTGCCTGTGCTCTTAGGGCTGGAGATTCAAGTTCAGTACCAACCTTAAATGCGTTTCTAATGAACTTTTCAGTAGCACCATTATTGCGATGCAGTTCTTGATTGTCCTTTAATGGAAGTTCTGGATTAAACGGAACCTTTGCATCTGTAATTCCAGCAAAATGCTGTGCAGTAGCGTGAGAAGGATAGTCATCGTAAACCTTAATCTGTGCATCGTGCGTTTCCCTTGTAACTACATCAGTATCTTTAAGACCGTTCTGAGCCATCACGGATTCAATGTCAGTCTGCCAAGCAAGAAGCGTTCCATCTTTAGCATACAAGTCACCAATTCTGTGCTTAGTTACAATTTTGTTTTCACCAATGGCAGTAGTAGCAACCTTCTCTTTTTCAATGTCAATTAGAGCCTTCTGTGTTGCAACACCACGCTGGAATTCTGCATCTTTTCTTTTTCCATCGTCAATAGCAAGTTGGAGAGTTTTCTCTCTAGCCTTCATTTCTCTGCCCTTGATATCGTTGTCAAACTCCTGCTGTTTTTCTACCTTATACTTATTCTCATCACCCATCCACGCTCTAAGTTTGTTGGTGTCCATCCCAGCAAGACCCTTGATAGCAGTCTCTGGATTAGTCCAATCTCCACCGCCAACCTTAAACGCCTCCTTCATAAGGAGTGCCGTATGCATAGGGGTGTTAGGGTCTAGTTCGTAGTTAAGTTGACCGCTGTCACCATTATCATCATTAGGCTTTTCTTCCTGCTTAAGATATTTCATCGCAGATGTTACGGCATTTTGTGCCATAATATCGTGCTCTGCCTGTTCTCGCTTGTACCCAGTATAAGCCTCTCCCACACCCTGTCCAAAGTCAGCGATGCCCTTTCTGAGCATCTCGCTGATTTGACCAACAGCAGGAAGAATGTTAATCTGACCTACCTGCTCAGATGTGTATTGTGTAAATGGATTAGGCATATGTTTTACTTAGCCCAGCCAGACTTTAGGGCAGAACCAGCACCGCTCATAGCACCGCTAATCATCGCCGCATTATTAGAAGCGGTAGCAGTTCTAGCCTGTAGTTCAGCATTGTAGTTACTAGCGTAAATGTTCTGAGCCATCTGAGACTCTGGCTTAACATAGGATGGACCAAGGTTGGTATTCATACCCATAGCATTTCCAGCAATCCCTGTAGGACTGAAGCCCTGCATAATGCCAGCCATCATTGGAGAGCCATACTGAGCATAAGCCTGTCCAGCCAGTTGCTGGTCAGAACCAAGCACAGCACCAGCAAAGGTTCTGGCTCTGTCTTGTCTCTGTTGTCCCATCTGGTAACCGCCAAGAATCTCAGAAGCCAAGCCATAGTTGCCACCAGCCATACCACGCTGAGTAGCCCCAGCCCTAGCCATCTGTGTAGCCAATGTATTCCCGTCTCTTATACACATCTCCGAGCCCACGAGACCAGAGAGGATCTCGT